AATCATGATGAATCCAGAGACAAACCGGTTTGAACCCGTTGAAGAAGTGAAGGTAGAAAATCATCCTGTACAAACACAACACTTCATTCGGCAGGACGGAACACCGGTCCCACTGCAAAACCCTGTATTTAAGATTGGCGAGACGTTCGATCTCAAGGGCTATCGTTTCAAGATTTCCGATATTAAGCCAGATAAAATCATTCTTGATCCAGTCGGCCCCGGGAATAGGATCGTGAAGCGTAAAGGCATAGTTCCCAAACGGCCCAGGAAGAAGCGCAGGAGCAGATAATGTACACTCATAGAAAATGAATCGGTGTCACTAGGAACCATCTTGACAAGCTCAGATCCGAGGAGGCTTGGGCGGAGGATTTCGAATGAGAAGAAGAAATAGCAAGAAACAGAACGTTGAACTTGATTCCATAGCAATGGAGCATGGTGGAATCTTGAGGGCCAGCGACGTTGTTGAGTTCGCGAGAAATCCAGATACAGCTCTTCATAAGAAGTTCGAGTGGGATGATACGAAGGCGGCGGAACGGTATCGTATCAACCAGGCGTCGCACATTATAAAATGTCACGTCACCTATATCCCTGCTGAGCAATCGGAGCCGGTGAAAGTGAGGGGGTATATATCGCTCCCGAGCATGCGAGGAAACCAGGAGTATCGCAATACAGAGGACATACTAGATAACGACGATTGGAGATGTGAGATGCTGGACATGGCGCTCAAGGAGCTGAAGTCGTTCAGGCAGAAATACGAGGTGCTCTCTGAGCTGGCGTCGACATGGGAAAAGGTGGATCAAATCAAGGATGACATCACGAAGAAAAAACACGAGTTGAGGATACGGATGGACGAGAGGGCTGCGGCGAGAACCGTATCTACTCCGGCGAGCCCATGATCTTCTGCCCCTTGGCTGTGCGCGGCAGGCTAGTCACGGCGTGTCCGGGCACGGTCCGGCAAGGCGGGGCTTGGCAGGCAAGGCTTGGCAGGCTTGGCGGGGCTCGGCGCGGCACGGCCGGGCTAGGAACGGCAGGCGTGGCAAGGAGAGGCGTGGCACTGAATGGTAAGGCGAGGTTCGGCTTGGCAGGTTTGGCTCGGCTCGGCTTGGCCGGGCTAGGAACGGCAAGGCACGGCAGGCAAGGCACGGATAAAAACTTAATACTTTTACGCTTAGAAACACGCACACAGAAAGGCAGACAATGAAGAAAGAAGCAGAAAAAAAACAGAATGAGTCCAAGAAAAAAGCAAAAGACGGAGAGATACTGATCAAGGAACTGAAGCTCGATGTGGCGCAGTTCACCATTGAGGGGACGGCGCCCTATGTCCAGCTTCAGTTCAGCGAGAAGGCTCGAAACGAGATGGCCAAGAACATGACCACAAAGAAAGGAGACAAGGAGAAGAGATCTCCGAGGGATTTCGACGAAGACTACAAAAACGCTTTTCACGTATCCAGTGAAGGGTGGCATGGAATCCCTGCCACCGCATTCAAGAACGCGATGGTCGACGCATGCAGAAACACAGGTCAGGCGATGACCCAAATAAAGATGGTCATGTTCATACACGCCGATGGCGTAGACAGGATAGATGGAACGCCTTTGATAAAGATCAATGGTAAGCCACACAAGGTTGTTCATCCTGTGTCAAACTCAGGAAAGGTCGCGGATCTCAGAGTCAGGGCAATGTGGGATACCTGGTCGGCTGTCGTGAAGATAGAATTCGATTCGAGCGCTATATCACTGACGAGTGTCGGCAATCTCCTGTCCAGGGCCGGAATGCTGATCGGCATCGGTGAGGGTCGCCCATTCAGTAAGAAAAGCTGCGGAATGGGATGGGGAACATTCAGGATACTGTAAAAGGAGAAAGCGATGACTGAACCAAAGAAGAAACAAGCAAAACCAGAGAAGCCCAGCGGAGAGCTGACATCGAATATCATGCACGTCGAGGCAACGTTCATTCACCCGGTGCTCGGCACGGCGCCAGGAAACCCGGATCTCTACGCGGAGTTCATCGGCCAGAAGAGCGATGTCGACGCGAAGCGCATCAAGGACGAGCTTGCATCCCTGCCGGCCGAGGAGCTGGAGGCAAAAGGCAAGACCGTGTTCCATCGGGACGATGACGGAAACCCCTGCCTCCTGGACTATCAGATCAAGGGGATGATCAAGCAGGCCGTCGTGGCCTTCTGCGAGTTCGGAGATGTCAAACTCGGTACCGGGAAGAACAAGATCTCGAAGTGGACCGCGAAGCGAATCGTCGACCTGTTCGTATTTGTCTATCCACGGGAGATCCCCTTGATCATGCCCGACGAAGCCGAGCTCGACGAATGCGTTCGCCCGCTCAGGGGCGTCACCCAAAAGGGAGAACGGGTCAGCCTGGCGTGCTCTGAGAGGGCACCGAAGGGAACCAAGATCAGATTTTCCGTCGAGTGGCTCCGACCCGAGCTCGGAACCGTCGTGAGAGATGCTCTCAACTATGGTGAAAAAATCGGTATCGGTCAATGGCGTGGCAGTGGGATGGGTCGATTTACATGGGCTGACATCAGCGACGGCGAGGTGCGGCCGCGAGACGAGCCGACTGGTGACGCGTAGGCTATGCGCTGTAACGCAGATCACTGCGGCGGCAAAGTCAAGCCGAGCGTCGCGATGGCTAAGCCCGGCTTAGCTGGGTATCGCGTTGCGCCGGCAAGGCGAGCCGTTGATTTGCTTAGCGACGGCGAGGCGTGGCCGCGCGCCGCCGGGCACAGTCCGGAGACGGAGTAAAACATCTTTTAACCCACCCTCCTACCGGAACCATCCAAAATAATCAGCGGCACCAAAACTACCGGCCGCGGTGAGGATTGCCGGGATCAGTATTTTGGCCCACCTGAGAGCGACGCTGTCGCCCGTCCTGTGTGACCTTGGTCTACCCATTGCCTCAACCTTGCCAGCCGTCTCAGCTGCCTGCTGGGCCACCTCGTGGAAGTGCGCGCGCGGAACGCAGGAGTCCCTGTGCTCAGCCATCGCCTGGCGCACCTCGTCGCTGACAATTATCCTCACCTGTGATTCCGTTGGCCGGCGCTCGATAAGGCGGTGCGTGTCGCGGCAAACCTCGAGGACATCCCCTAGTGTGGGCTCACTGCGCATAGGTGTCCTCCCAAAGCGAATATGCGCCGATCTTGATCCACCCATCCTCCGGAGCCTGGAATTCAATTTTGACCTTGTCCCCAGTCGATGCAACCTCAAGACGTGCCGTGTCGTACCAAAGCGCAGGGGTATCAGAGGTTACGAAGAGCTCCCAACTGTCCACGCTGGACGTGTATTTGACCTTTGCCGGGGTTCCCACAGACGCGCCGTGACACTCCCCGTATAGACAAGGTATCGTTGAGATCGTGCCGCTCGTCTCGCCCTTTAGATTGCGTGGCGTGATTTTGAAATAGGAGTCATTTCCGCCGCGAATGTTGTAGTAGCTGCCAGTCAGATACGTCGAAATACCTGTTGGATGCCCCGATTGTAACAGGCACCTCCGGGTGTTCCGCTCGACGTCGTCGACGTCGTAGGTCGCCACTCCGCTGCCGAGGCCATACTCGAGATCGCCGAGGCTTGTCTGGCCTGTGCCGGTATATCCACGGATCGCGCGTCCGGATACAAGATCAACCTCCTTGGCAAGCACCTGATCGTCGGTCAGGGATAAATCAGGCGCGTGCCAAATCGAAAGCGCCGCCACCCGAATCCTGTCGGTCCTAACGAATCCAACGGTGAAAAGCCCGTCAACGTCGGGAGTATACTGAAACCTGCCCTTCTCCCGGAGCGTCAACCCGTCGAACCAAACAGCTTTATCCGTCGTTGATGTTGAGCCCATCAGCTGTATTGACGTACCGGCGGCAGTGAAATCATTTTCGACCAGTTGCCATTGGGCAGTCGCTGCACCAGAGGCAATCGTCGCTCCACCGCATACGATTATCGGAGTTGCCGAACCATCGCCGCGCACATATGCCTTGATTGTGTAGTCTCGGCCGATGACCATATCGAGCTCACCGTTTAGATATGGACCCTCTGCATACGGATTTGTGGTCCCGGTGCAAACCACTTTGAGTGATTGATCTCCGGTGACTTTTAGCGTCGTGTCTTTGGATATAGTCGCATCATTACCAGATACCCAAAACCTGTCAGTGATAGCGTATCGCATGTCACCGTCAACCAATAAATTATTGGACAACCTGTCCTGCAAGTGTATCGGCTCATTGTGGTTCGGTGTGTGCCACTGGTCAACCTCGTCCCATCTGTCAGGCAGCATGGCAGTTCCACGATATAACCCCCTGTAGCAGGACACATCCTCGTCCAGGTGATTCCACTCGATTACCGCCGGCCTATTGCAATGGTCCTGGTAATAACCTGGCACAACCCTCCACGGAAACAAAACCCCGCAAAGCCGCCTCGATGGATTGCTACTGTCTCGCTTTGGCGGAGCTGCCAAAATCACAGGGAACGTCTGATACAGGCCGTATTTATCGCGCCAATCATAATCAGGATAAGTCGATCCGAAATTTATATCTGCACCAGGGCCTGGACCGCTGAAAGTATAGATCTGCCCAGCGCCCATGAAATCCATGAGATAGTTTGAGTTGCGACGAATATCTTGCGCATCCATCCATGATGCCTGAGCTCCAATCCTGGATGCATTCCGGTTTATCGCCCATGGCCTATCTGTTCTATTCTGTACCATCATACAACCGGTGTGCCAGATTTTCCAAAAACTGGAATTGACTGGGCGAATACGGCCTCGTAGATGATCCTTAAAAGACTATCCTGTAGAGACCTGATATGCCACGCAGACGCGGGGACATCCGGTGCAAACAGCGTCGCTCCCGGGTGCATTCCGATTGATAAATATCTCCACGTGTGATCGCTGCCTATTCCTTCGTCATATGGCAAATCGTGAATTTGATTTATGTCAACGTTGTATACACTGCAAACATCGAATGTCGCATTCAAATCATTCTCCCAAACAACTTGGACAATCGCGTAGTAAACACCGTCGACGTTGCTCAAATCAGAAAGATAATGCTTGTCCTCAGCCACATATTCTGAGTCATCGCTTTGATGTATTTCGTAGTACGGCACGTCTCTCGTTGGCGTGCTGTACTCCTCACCATCCGTCAGTCTGTAAGCGCTAAACGTTCTTCCAAAATACACCCACTCTTTTAGGGTCGTTGTGGTGTCGTCGACCTCAATCTCGGACTGTATTTGGTGCCTCACAAACCGTAGACTGGAGAATGTCGGAAATCCGCCCCATAACAACGGCATCTCGGGAATCATTAAGCAAATAAATTGATACAGATCCTGCCCTCCCATGTCGACATTTAAATCCAAATAGTAATAGCTATTGTCAAAATTAAGCGTAGGAATACCAACAAACTCATACGCGCCCATATCAGCGTAAGCAGGAGAACCGGTGCCGCTATTGGTTGCATCCGGATGATCGAACTCGGACTGACCAAACGGGTCAACGCCAAAATAATTTGTTGCACCGCTGTTTGCAGAATCAATAGCGTCGCAAATACCGGCAAGCGCGTAAAGATGCTTTCCCTCGCCGACGAAAACGGGCTCTCCGGAAACATTGCCAGTTCCAGAATACCCATCCTCAACACAACTATATGTCGCCGTGATCGTTCCGGCATCAATATCCATCTGGACATCATTGCCCCATACGATGCAGTTCGTGACGTATGTTGTTCCACCAGCGCCCAGAACTCCCTCCTCGTCATTATACGCGACCGTACAATTTACGATATATAGCACTCCGCTTTCAGTAGAAACCCCACCACAGGATGAGTCGGCGGCATTTCCATGTATAATACAGCGCTGCAATCGAACCTCGCAACTGGCATGATCCTTGACGTTGACTCCGCCGCCAGATCCGAGGGCTATATTGTCGTGTATCAGTGAGCGTCTGAACTGATAATCATTCCCAGCATTGTTACCGTTTAAGCACACGCCTGCACCGTCAGAGCTTGAATTGCAGTCATGTATATCAATATAGTCTACCTCTAGCGTCACGTCGTTTTGCGTATAGATTCCCCCTCCATCAATTCCAGCAGAGCAATCGTCAATCTCCACATTTGTAATTGTAACTTCCTGGACTCCGTCTATATTTACTCCTCCACCGTTTGTAGTTGCTGAGCACCCCCTGATTATGCAATTGTTTATTAGGGAAGCCATTCAGACACCTGGTGCATACACAAGGATTCCTGCGCCTTCAGATGCAAATCCGCGGCGCAAATCAAAGCCATCGATTATCGTATTGTCTCTAATGAGAATGCATCGATACGTTCCCTGTCCATCTATCGTCGTGTGATACGGTCGAAAATCCTTGTCTCCGTCTGTTCCCTTCAGGTAGTTATGAAACCCACCATAGAGAGATACTCCGTCCAGTAGCGTTGGAGTGCTGGTCAAGTAAAAGATGCACCACTTACACCAAATCTCGTCACCATCAGTTGTGGCAGCACAAGCCGTTGCAAGGTCTGTGAACGCATCCTCCCACGATGAGCCATCATTAGCGCCCGTTGCTCTGCTGTCTGCATAATAAACAGTCATCACACCCACCTATTCGCGACGATGGAATCTGTTCCGATTGTGTTGTTGTCGTCGGCGTGTACGACCCAGTATTTTTGACAGGTTTCCAGGTCGTCAAATCCCCTATATATAATCACGTAATCCTTTGTTGTATCGATTTCAGTAGTATCACCCGTTAGAGTCAGCAATCCGGATGGTCCATCGACCGAACAAGTAAACGGTAGCGGTGTCCAATTCCAAGTGTCTATCTCAATTGCCCAAACTTTATAATCATCACACCCGCACTCTGTATCTTCCGCCGGGTTGTCAGGTATAGACAGATTGAAGCAGTCAAAAAAGTACACGTCCCTGGCATCGCTTGGTGCCGTGAACTCGTGGTCATTTGGATAACCACTCCATGATCCTACAGACTTTGTGAAATTACCAGCTTCCAAAAAAGCGGCCGGAGCGTACCCGTAACCCAATGAGCTTATTCCATTTCCAATCCTGTATCGAATCGTACCTGTATTCTTTCGGTGATTATATGAGCAACCAGTAATTAAAACTGGCTGCATCGACAAACCCAGTTCGTGTGTAAACGGTAACCTGGCTGTCGAATCAATAACAAAAACCTCGCGTCCAACGGGAAAAAGGTTCTGCATTATTGTGATGTCTTTAGATTGCTCAACCGTTGGGGTGCTTATAATCCTAAGCATCCGTCCAAAAAATTGACCAAGATCATTGAGCCACCTCTTTGTAGTCCTGTCAGCACGACCAACATTGAGTACACTGACCGACGGATCTATTTTCAATATCCTTCTATATGTATCTCCAACGGCGTGAGAACCAGTAGTTATTATTGTCGTATCAAGCGGCTTTATCTCTATTCCGTTATAAATCTCACCGATGCCGTTGCTCTCCTCTGGGGCACCGGCAACCATCTTTGTGCCACGCAGTACAAGACCACTCTTCTTTGCCTCGCTTACATTTATGGCGTCAATCTGCTTAAATCGAAACTTCCAAATCAAATCACTGTGACTGAATTCTCTGGTCATTGTCGCCCCGTGAAACAACAACTCGTCTTTCAGGAGATCAAAAATATTGTCTGTAATCTTGTCCTTTGGAATAGAAAAATTGCCAACGGGGTGAGGCAAGGCATCAAGCGAATCCCAGTCAATGCAAGACAAAAAGTTTTCGTCGTCGGTGAAGAATGGACACGCTGAATGCTGTATCTCCTTTGCCATGAAAATGCCAGACATCGACTCGCCAAGTAGGGCTCTGAAAACATGTGATAATGTTGTGCTGTCAGATTGTAACGCCTTGCTCACAGCGTGAAAATCACCGCCATCAATTAACGGCAAATGAAACAGAGAAAATCCAACATTCAAAACACTATCACTCGGATTAAATCCCAATGACGTTTCAGAAACCAACTCCTTCAGGTTAAACTGATTTGAATTTACAAGAGAATCAATTGCGCCAGTCAACAATGGAAGTCTCCTGACATCCTGATCTTTTCCGAGCGTGAATGGCTCACCATAATTCCAGGCGTCCAGATCGGTACTATTCGACAGATAAAACTTAGATGTACCGTCGTACTCTGACTTCGGAGGAGAATAATTCCCGCTGTGAACTGGCAAATCAATTGACCAAAGATACGAGTCCGCCCTATCTGGAATCAAGACAGCATTATCAACCCATGGATAAGTGTAATAATATCTAGGTACAGTTTGACCTTGGTCCTCCTTCAAATCTAAGACCTTGGTGGTTTTCATCCACCATCGGCCCTGCCCGTCAAGCGCTATGTTATTGAGCGGCAAAACCATGTCATGTTCGCAGGTTTCCATCAAAGCAAAACCACTTCTGTACCTGCAAGTCTTTTCACCCGAATCACCTTTGTTTTGCACAGACAGAAGTGTATATATGTTTTCAGTCTCAGCTATTGGAACACCAAGATTGAAAACCCAAGCAAGCGGACCGGTTATCATGGGCCTCAGGTTGACCGTGTCATGAGTCTTGCCGTCCTTGCCAACGTAGGTCATATGCTCGTCAACGGCAAAAACAAAACCGCGATCGCCAAATCTGTTTACTTTGTATTTGTGAAATAGACGAGTCTCCTTTGAGTGTCTACTGCTCCCGTCATAACACGCTGCAAGCTCTGCATTAAGCGCGTCGATGACATCTCCTGCTGTCTCAAAAGTAACAGTCTCGTTCTCACCGCATATCCATATATAACTCTCACGCCATGGTGCAAATGTCGTCTCAGCATCGATCCAATCACCATCCGAATAGTATTTAAACTGTACGTGCTTATCTCCCTCCCACCAGCCTAACTGGTTACATCTACGCGCTAAATCCCCCCAGACACTGTGAGTATCCCCATATTGAAATTCATTTTGTGATGGCGTGAATGGATAGACATATTCTACTATGGAAAGATGTGGTTGCTGCCACCGTTTTCTAATCAAATCAAGATCGTAACTCTCAACATTGCCTCTACAAAAAACAAACCCTGCAAGCTGTGTCTCTGCAGCCTCGCTATTTTCTATCTCCACACGCCTCTCTGCCGCCGCGTGAACGCTCCTAATCGGAACAGTGGTCACACTATCAACAGTGGATATATTAGGGGAGATTACCCCCCTGAGCTCATCCACAATCATAGGTTCTCCGTTTGGCGAAACCATGATCTGCCCGTCGGCATCCAACGGTATACTATACAACCAGCAATATTTCCCTACAATTGATCCAGGGACGTCAGCCATTATCGGGTTTACGCCAGCCAAGGAACCCATGAAGTGATCTTGCGGCCTACTGTGGTACAAGCCCCTTGCAGCCACACCAAAGTCACAAAGGTCTATGTTGTAATTCGGATAACTCCCATCAACAGTATTCACCGCAACACACTCATGATTTATCCAAAGAAGTACAAACTCATCTCCGCTAGTCGCATCTATCCTACTGTAGAGCTTGTTTGCGGATTGCTCATTTACGTATATTTCGGTTGTAGTGGCTCCACCTATATTCCGCAAAAAAGCCTCTCCAATAAACGCCCAGCCGTGAACAGTAGAATCATAAACGTTGACTACCCTAGTCAATCCCTCCAATCCCCACGATATATCCCCTGACGGCGTATGTGGCCAATCATAACCATGAACCCGATCCTCGATACGGACACTCCAGTTCCCACCCTCGATGATTCCTCCGACCTCGCTGAGGTCCCACTTGACGTCTCCGAACCAGCGAATCAGGCCTGGAAAAATAGGCACCGTGTAGGCAGGTACTATGGTTCCGGTTTGCGTCCATGAGTTGTTCCCAAACAGCCTTTTCCTGGCCTTCTGGATTATCACCTGCCCAGTATCAGACAACGCATCTATCAACTCGGGAGTATCCGTAACGGCCCACGGATACCCGCCAACGTGCCACAGATGGGCAATTTTTCCGCCACCGTTTTCCACGATGTTTTTATAGGACAGCACCGATAAATAAATCAGCACTATCGAGTATAGGTTTGAGCATGAGGCAACCAGATCGCCGCTCGATGAATTGTTTCTGACTACGCCCAAATACCTCGTGCCATTTGACAAATCACCAACATCAATCAGTAGCGTTATCTCTGTATCAGACCACGAAGTTATAAACTGCTCAACCCCATTGCTGAAGCTTCGCAGTGGATACAGATTGAGTTTGCTTGAACTTTGCGTAGCTCCAAAACCGGAACCGGTTACGGTTATATTCTGACCGTTATAAACAGTTGAGTCTGATACACCAGTAATGACTGGATCCGCTTGATGTATATTGATGCCATAGCCATCAGATGTCACCCCATCAACCGTAATATATAGCCAATTTGACCCGTAATCCAACAGGCCAAGTACCACATCGAAGTCAATCTGTGTGCCACTGTTTGAGTTTATTGTCTGCTCTACAAGAGTAACACACGTACCGTATGTTGCAGCATCCCCAATCTCAAGCACAACAACGGATCCAGACAAATTAAATCCATCGAGTAAAACACCCGTCTCTGTTTCGGATAGATCCTCGTCATCGCAATTTGTTATCAGCGGTATTAGTTCAGCTATTAAATTTATTGATGCCCCTGAATAGCTAAATGACCCAGTTGAGCACGAAAGGATTGATGCCTTGTACAGATCTATAGATGCACCTGAATACGAAAAACTACCCTGTCCGGTGGTAAGATGGTAATCAGTATATCCAGTATTTAGTGCAACAGCGATCGCATGTTTTGTTGATAAAGAGCCACCCGTAAACGACCCATCAAGATTACCAGTGGCGCCAGTGGACGAAGATACATCATGCGAGACAGACCCGTACAATTTTGAATTACCTGGATATGTTAAATCATAATCAAGTCCGAATCCACTTGGTGGCGTTAAAGAATAGGATCCTCCTCCGCTGTCATATAGACATCCAAGGAAAATTAATCCGCCACCATCGACAGCATCAACGGAACCAGCCCTTATGGTTCCGTTGAACGTAGTATAAACGTCAGAACTCGTATCGGCTATTGGATTTGAAGTATCGAAACCATCCCTGAAAACATACATGAATCCAGAGGTGTCTCTCGATAGTGCCCACCCCCATGATGGATTACTTTCCCCGGTGGTCTTAACCCTGTACCAAACCTCAACTAAATATGGTACGGTTACGCCTCTATATAGGGACGCTGCGAGTGTCCAACCGCTAGGGGTTGAGTTCGGAACTGTGGCGTCATTGCTGCGAACCAATAGAGCAATGCACAGATCGTCCGTGGTTGCTCCGACGGGATACGTCAGATCTATATAGGTTCTGTTGCTATCTCCGTCTGTATTGTTGGAAATATAAGAGAATGACATCTTTAGATCGCGGATATAATAGTTACTCCACCAATATCAGCAATAAACCTATCTCCAACTACGCTCAACGTTATGGAAGATCCATAGTCCCACCATCCAGCGAGCAAGTAATTTGTTGCATTGTACAATGGTGCATATCGGAACGGACCAATTGTACCGCCGTTAGTCCATATTACATCACTCGTAATTACCAAACTGTATGTTCCAGAAGTCTGCGAGCTTGAAGTAACCGTCAATGACTCGCCTCCGGCGGTATACCCAGAGCCTGCTGAAATTTCGGTCAAATCGCTCTTCTGCGTATTAGTAGCAACAGGAGCAACATTCGTTAGCATCAGCTTAAACGTATCACCAGAAAAGTCATGTTTCTTCTCGAAAACGGCTTCTATGAACGAATTGAATTTATTGAAATCTGCCATATTGTCTCCACGTGTTACGCACTCAAGTCAACGTATTGCCAACCATTGGAAGGAACAGGGCAAGTATGAAATCCGAATACGGTACTAAACCTTAATCTTCCGACCGGAAAGCTTGGTCCGTTTTTTATTCCCCTGATCTCGTCAGGGGTTACAGCGCAAAACACCCTTGTGTTTGTAGTGTCCGTGTAGCCGAAATGCACACCGTTGTCCGTCACCTCGTTCCACGGCTCATTGGTACTCAGCACACACTGATCGATCGCGTCGTTGACATCCGGATAATACCAAAATCCTTTCGGGTTAACGGATAGATAATAGGCAGGCATGGCTGTCAACGCACCATCGAGGAATACCTCTAGGCATCTTGCGCGCTTACTAGAATCGCTTCCGACTGCATCAGAGACCAGGTTGTATTCCCATTCATTGACCAATTGTATTTCTGTCCGGTATACCCTCGTACCACTTATTTCGGTTCCGCTCCACGTTCCGTCGGCGCTCTCAACTCCGCTGGCAATCGATTGCATGTCCAGATCGAAACCACCCTGATCTGCCCTCTGGAATTCAGCCACCCATGTATACAGCGGTGTGTAATCAGCAACAGTGGAAACCCCGTTGTACATGGCGACCGTTGTGCTCTCAAACCCAAACGCCTCGGCGAGGTTTGCATGGAGAGTCACGGTGATATCCCCGGTGGGTGTCCAGCTGAATTTCAAATCGTCGGTAAGCGCCAGGGCAATATCGACCCCATCATTTGCGAGGTGCGCCAGGACGCTGTGACAAAGCGACATCACGTTCGCCCATGTCCCCTGTGGAAAATCTGAATATGAAGATCCGCCTGAAACCGAAAAGGCATTACCGGTGTACGAAAACTCGACCGGTCTGAAAAAAGCTGGTCTCTGCCTGGTGCTCATCTGGAGCCAATCTCCTGGAAGCTTGCCTCTCCGGACCTGGACGCCATCCTGTTGCCCTCTTTTACTATCTGGAACATCTGAGTGCCCGCGTCGTCAGACAGGCGTATGACCACCTCTACCTTGTCCTGTGAGGCGATGCCGTATCCGGCACCAGAGTATCCGCCACCATAGGACGATCCCGACCCACTAACACTGGTTGGTATTGAAGTCTTTTTGACGCTGCTTGCGGATTTTCCGAAAGCGCTGGCGCTCGCAGCAGCAACACCAGCAACAACGGCTGTCGCAGCAAACAACCCGGCAGCCGTGCCGGCCTTCGCAGCAGCCGTGTAGTCTTTCTTCATCGCGTAATAGACAGCGTAACCTGCGCTGATGAGAGCATTCAATCCGGCCTCAATTGCGATTTGAATACCGATAGCCTTTATCGTATTTGCGATCGCCTCGCCTATGGAGTTATGTCCCTCGATTGCGGCGGTAACAATCGCAGACCATGTCCCCTTCATTATCCCGAGGACACCATTTGCTGCGAGGGCTCCGGCCGATATGTTTTCAAATGCGATGTTCCATGTATCGGCGAAATTCATCGCGAAGTCCAGCGCCTGCTCTCTCTCGAATTGCAGTTGAATCTGTCTTTCGATTCGCGAGATATTGTCCTCCTCACGCATCTCGCGCAGTCTCTCCTCTTGGTATCTTTCAGTCGAAACAAGCTCAAGACGCGCGCGGCGCAACACGGAAACCTCCTGCATCTGTATTAGCTCCTCATCGTTGATCTCTTTAACCTGGCGCATGATCTCAAACTCGTCAGTAACGAGCTCCAGTCGGCGCTCCTTTGCCTCTACGATCTTGAGCTCTGCATCTGCCTCGGCGAGCCTCTTGTCAACAGAGGCAGCGGCGCCGGCAAAGTCTCTTCCGCCCAGAACTGGCGGACCACCATATCTTCCTTTGCCAAATTGTCGCCCCTGAATAGCGGCCATCTGCTCAGGAGTACGAGCATACTCACCGGGAAGCATACTGTAGAAGTCCGCAGGCGACAGTCCTATGTCGTAGAAGCTCAGTCCAGTTGTCTCGCTTCCAGATTCACCACCGCCAGCACCTGCGCGCATTGGTTCAACTGGAACACCGTATTTCTTTTCCTCTCTCGCTTTCAGCTCTGCCTCTACAGCCTTCTTCAGGTCTGGATCGCTGAGGCCCTTGTTGAGCAATCCGAGCATGGTCTTTGCGTAGAACGTTGAGTCACCTGTTATCGTGCTCAGGGTTGCAGCAACTATCGACGAGAAGTTAGTCCACTCGAACGCCCATGCCCTTGTGGCATTGGTAGACTCAGTTAGCGCCTTTACCGTCTCTCCCAGTGAGCTGTTTATCGCATCGATAGCCGTGCCAACACCTGGCAGCTCACCCGTAGCATTGTATAGTGCCTGGACGAAGGTACCCCAGTTGTTGCTGAGCTGATTCATCCTCTGGCCATTGCTCTTTATTGCGTATTCAAAATCTTCGTGGCCTTTTGTCAGGGCATCGACAGCCTGGGTCTGCGTCTTGACCATATCGATGTTTTCTTTGAGCTTGATCCCAAATGGCTTCAGCGCCTCGCTCTCAGCCCTCGCTATTCCATTCGTCATGCGCTCAAAAACTGCTGTAGCTCCCCCTTCTGCCCCTGTTGCTTCGGCGAACTCAGCAGCGCGTGCAGCCATGATCCCAAATTGCTCTTGCGTGATCTTCAGCTTGGGGGCAGCCTGATTCAGCATGTTCAGCTGTCTAACGAGGGACTCCGTTGAAACCTGTCCTTTCGCAGCATCGTCGGCATAGTTGACCATGCTCATGTCGACGCGCTCCATTGCCACGCGCATCTTGTCAAACTTTTCGGTGAGATCGGAAGCTGTCCTGATCATTCCGGACAGCATGTCCCATCCAGCCTTGAGTGATGACAGGCCGCCAGGTCCTAGCGCACTACCGATGCGAAGGATTACGTTTGCATCAGCCAATTTTTATATCCTCCGGTGGGATCAAGGACAGGCACGGCGAGATTCGAATCTTTGTCTTTGGGTACTTGTGCGCGTGCTGCAATGCAGCTGAGTACAAAAGTTCCATAGCTTCCTCGACCTCTTTCGATTCGCGTATTGACTGGCAAACCTTCTCAAGGAGAGTTGGATCCCCAGAGAGCTTCTCTATCGTGGTTGACTTTTCCTCATCGCATGGACCACGAGTAGGAACCTCAATTATGAGCGAAACCTCGGCGAACACATTCGGGATGTCATCGTCGTTTGTTTTCGGATTCTTTTCGTTTGATTTCTCGCTCATGATCTTCTCGCTCGTCGGCAAGCGCCGACTGTATCCCATTGTGAAACGACAGGAGGCCAGTGATCACGGTCCTTGGTATTCCATTTGGAAACAGATCCTTGATGTCCTGTCCGAGATCATTTGTCCATGTATAGGCGCTCTGGATCTCGATCATCGCCGGCCATCTGTGGACCGTATAAACGGCGCACGTCTCGAGGAACTGTGATCCCGGATATGCTATTTGCCTCGGCAGGCTTACACCGAGAGGTCCGGGGTTGTCGCCTATTCGGAACGGCTGGTGTTCTGGGTATTGATCGCATTCACGAGTTTGGCAGTTCTCGCACGCAAGGCTACTGATCCCGCTCTTCGAAGCGAGGATGTAGCCTCCGAAAAAAAAGCGCGCTCTACGCCGTCAGCCCCCCTTCCCTTGTCCACTATCACAGAAGCAATCTCGTTCATCGTCTCCGCGTCAAACGCGTCCAGGATGGATTCAGGAAGCTCGCCGTCTTTTGATGTGACAACATCGTGACCGGCAATGTTGATCGCCTTGATCACGTGCGTTTTCACGATTTGTCGAAACCCATCGGTTCCGAAATCGAGTAGGTTGAATGCGCTTGATCGAAGCGGGTACGCCGTGATCACGCTGACCTTTTCGCCGGTCTTTTTGTGCACCCCGCGCTCAAAGTCGACGCTAAAGTGCGACAGGTCCCTGTCCTGTGCATACTGTCGAATCGCCCCCTGTCCGTCCTCGTCAAGGGCAGGATCGAACGTCAGAACCATTTTGAAAGCGTCTGATGGCTTTGCTTTTATCATGCCGAATGCTCCCCGCTGATGCCGATGTATATCGGGCTCGCCGCCAGCTCGTCGAATGCCGTCTCTCCGCCAAGCTCTGCATTAGTAGCCTGGAACGTCACCTCGGTCTGGATGATGTCACCGCCAAGATTAGTCACCATTGGCTCGCCCTCGTCCATGATGTGGCAGTTCGGCATCCACGTGGCGAATGCTGGGTGATCGAGATTTCTGGAGGGCTGAATGAAATGAATATATTTCCGCGTGTTGTCATCCTCGAGTTCTGTGCGCCAGGCCTTCTCAAACGCTGAATCTCCTCTGTACTTCGCAACGACTTTTATTGTCGGTGCCTCCTGCTGGAGCATGTATCCCTGGATACCGTTTATGACTCCGCTTCCACCGACACCTATGATCGGAATCACCTTCAGGCCCGTTGTGATCGTGATGCTGTCGATCATCTTCGTGACCAGTGTTCCAATTGCAGAGCCAGCATTTGTGCTTGAGAATGCAAACTCAGCGTCGCCGTTGACTACGAGGAATGGAGCCGAATCCGTGAACGAGTCAGCGGCAATGTCGTTTGTGATGCACGCTATGTCGCCGACATGTATCCCCCAATCAAGTGTAGGAACCGTACCGTTTCCGCCGATTTCGATGGCAGCCAGCTCTCCGGCAGCGCACGCGCTCAGAATGAATGACAGATCCCCGATCGCGTCATTGTCATATCCAAGGCAGTTTGCGCGAAACTGAATCGTCTGGTCTGTCGGAACCTGATACCCGGTGAGCGTCGTCGGAGTCCAGACGTACATTGGCTCAACGACTGCCCCATCGCTTGGTGCAGCTGACAGGGGTATCGTCGGGCTAACGTCGAGCGTGGCTATTGAGTTGATCAGCGCCGGCCGGTAAGTGGCGCCAACAGCAACAAGAAACGCCCTTCCAACAGCCATCGATCCAACCGCAGTCATGCCCACGACGCTCGCTGTCGCAGTGGTGACCGTCGTGTTGTTCCCCACGTCCTGCTGCCAACCAGCAGACTGGAAAAGCTTCGAGGCGAGCGATGGGGCACCGTCAGCGCTCGCCCTTCTGATGTGCTGTTTCAGGGTGAAGGCGTTCTCAATGTAGGTCTCGTACGCAACTGGCTTCTCGCGTGTCAAAGGGTTCCGGTGACCGAGGACGTGGTTTGGAATGAGTTTTCGCGTCGCCGTCGGTATGTTCGGTGCGTCGACCAGTCGCAGATCTTCCCAACTTCCTGTGCCGGTACCGAGGGCGGACTCCCCCCTGACCGCCAACTTCAATGCCTTGGCGGATACAATTTCATTTGCCATTTTCTACCTCACGTAGCCGTGACGCTCAGATACACGTTGAGCGTCACAGAATAGTAGTCCCAATCCTCTGTTGGGTGATTTGTGATCTGTGCCGGATCCCTTGACAGAAATCGGTTCGAAACCCCCAGGATTGACGGTGCATTCCTCAGCAAATCATCATCTATCTGGTGAATGTCATCCAGCGCCGCGGCTTTCCAGATTGTTCTCCTCGGATACAGAATCACGATCTGGAATGAGCACATCACCGGTCGCTCAGTGTAGGCGAATCCATAGTCGTCTCCCTGTTCGAGTCCGACGACGTCGAAAAGCCTGGCTCTCCCGGTGACATCGGTTATCGGCGTTGATTCGTTTTTATGGTGTGCGAAGCTTGCCGCAGAGGTGACCATGCGATTTGGAGTAAGCGCAAGAATGCGCGCAATGACATCATCACGAACGGATAGGATGGCCTCGGCTGTTGTGGCCATCAGATGGACCTCATGATTGGATCCCAATCATGTATCTGTGACTCGCCTTCGTCCTTGACCCCATTCTCGTCGGTGTCCTCCCATATCGGATCTGAGCAGAGCGTTTTGAACCAATCAGCCCAGGCGTTCCTGTGCTTGTCCTCGTCGGTGATAATGTACCTGGCGAATAACAGCATGCCGTCGGTAAGGCGCTCGCTGTCCTGGATGCGCTCAACATCGATTCGAAGGGCGGTGAACTGGTGCCGAAACATTGACCGAAGGCGCTCCTCGAGCTCCGGAAGATCTCGATCGGTTGCCATCTCGTACTCGGTCGGATACAGAACCTGAAATGCGGACCAGAACCCAGGTGGCGCCGAGGACGCACCAGTTACCCGGTATAGCTCCGGCCACGCCTCGTCGTCGGTGCTGGGGTCCCACAGGACTCGAATCTCGCGGCCCTTGGTGTAGACGTCGGTATCGCTCGCGTCGAGGTCGTAGGTGGCCCACAGGCCAACGACAGCAGCTCCTGATGTATGAGAGTATTGGAGCTCTCGCTCAAGGTACAGATACCGATTGTCGCTATCGTAGTGGTCGCAGATGATCTGCTCTGCCGGCCCGTCCGCGCTGACACCGACGAGGAACCTGTCACCCTCTGACGGCTCGTCTGACTCGGCGGCGAGGACGATGCGCATAGCCCCATGAAGCGCATCTGCAGAGATAGTCGTCGACGTGTAGAGAGTTGCCGCGGTCTCGGCAACGAGCTCCGTACCGCCCGCGCTCGATATCGTCACGTTCACTCCGGTGATTGATTCGGCATGGCGCGCAACACGATCTGGATATTCACCGCGAATCGCGAACGAGTCGTCGCTGTATTTGATCGGTTTCATTTATTTAATTCCATCTTCAATCCGGTTCCATGTCCTCACATTCGAAGGCACAGAACCGGGCCGAAGCCCGAGTTGATTTTTTGATATTGAACTAGGCCGGAGCGGTGAACGTTTGATACCATACGGTGATCAACACCTTCATAGCTGTCCCTGTGACGTCAGCATCTGCGGTGAGTGTCAGCTTTGCAGCTGATGTATTCTGACTCGGATAGGTATCATTTCCATCCCCGTCATGTCCAATCTGAGCAACGGTTCCAAGCGTTACTGCCATGCCGTCGATCATGCCATCCAGATTCCCACCACCGGAAATTCCGACATCCAGAGCGGCCGCTCCTCCGCCTGGCGCTTGTGTGATTTTTACGGTACCGCCGAGAATTATTGAGTCTGCCGGAGCGAGATTTGCAGTTGTTTCAACAACTGGATCAGCTCCAGAACCAACGGCGACAGTCACCTCTTCGGATACCGACAGTATATCCGTCTGTCCACCAGTGAGGGAACCGAGATTCACAGCCCTGGCCTGCAACGTGACGTATCGCCTCTGTCCATCTACGTACAAATTCATGGCGCCACCTCATAGTAAACGCTTACCGAAATATCGGCGACGTCGGTGTTGGTGTAGGCAATATCGATTCCGTCGTTGTAGATGAAATCCATTTCGCCATCATCGAAGGTCATGATCATTGACTCAGTAACTCCCTCGGCCGATGGATCGATCGTGATGATGTTTGTATCATAGTCGGATCCACCTGCTGAATCGAGATCAACTGTGAGATCTTCACTTGTCGTCGGAGTCGCACTGAACCCTATGACGATTTTCTTCAGCGTGCTCTTGTCCGGAAAGGTCATCGAGAATGCGACGGCCTCTGCCTCGTAGAGCTCCTGTTTGCATTTCAGCCTGCTCATTTCTTTCCTTTCGAAGATGGCTCAATGATTGATTCGTCCGTAGACACTGTCTTGTATGACTTCGGAACCTCTCTGAACCACCAGTTTGTAACTTTTCTTGGCCTGTACTGGACGCTGAACTCTGGGAAAATCATCCTCTCGCCGTGTCTCCTGAGTGCCATCATTGCGTACGGATTCGGAAGCGTTATACACAGATCGCTATCCACTACCAATTTTCTCCTATCGTAGATATCCTGGCCATCCTCTGCCATCGACATGAGTTCGACATCCTTCATTTCGAGTCCGTCAGAATTCCTTGTCTTGAATCCAATTTTGAATGTAATAACGTCTCCAGGCCTTGGTTTATCACCTGGATTCGCTACGATATCAGAACTCTGTCCACTCCTATTCTTGGCCTCTTTTGACTTAAATATCCTGTTTCCGTCCCTGTCCATTTCGCACGCAAATCTGCTTATAACCAACAGCTTGAATGTGATCGGGTTTCCATCTGGACCGACTATCTTGTCCGCCTCTGATACCTCTCCATTTGTGTGTCTGGAATCGAGGATCATCAGGCAATAAGATTTCCTTGGATCTTCTGTTTTTATGATCCCGCTGAGATTCCAATTTCCGTCATCGAATCCGTAATTATCGTATCTCATCAACCCATGAATAGCAGCGTGACATCCTCGGCTATTCCTTGCATCCGGTACATTTGCCCATGAAAACATGTTTTGCCTCCTCAAAGGCGACATTGCCCGGCCAGATGGATGAGGAGACCACCTGGATACAGAGGCAGACAACATCGTCATGCGCCCTCTCGCGCTGTTGTTAACTACGCCGAGTTTTTGGGAATGCCCTCGAATGTGACCCACCATTTGAGCGTGCTCAAATTGTCACCAGCATCGCATTGGTCTAGAGAAGCCGATGCGGTACCTGCCTCGAAATAATTGATGATGGCAGCGCTGGCATCCCCGTCTGTGGTAATCAGCCTTGGAATAACTCCGGCTGATGCGGCAGAGATAGCTCCACCGACGAACATTCCGGTGAGCGTATCGAAATAATATTCGATGTTCTCTGCCTCTGTAGAGCTGCCATTGAGATCATCATCTGCATTACCAGCAGATGGACCAGTTATCAGGCAGCTGAGTCTTCCGATACCGGCACCCCTGGAGATCCACCTGGCCTCTCCTGTTCCAGTTGTGAGTATTGTTGCCAATTTATCCTCCTTACAGAACGATGTTTTCGATTTTCGCTGCTCGATACGGATCCCGATACAACATTCCGATGTGGATCGTCATCCACCAATCGGTGTCGTCTGATGTCTTTCCGAGGGGTTCGATCGTGATATTCCGGATGTATCTGAGCTTGATATCGGAACGGCGTACGAGTAGCCAGTACGTGCTGGCCATCGAGTTTACCTCGTACCAGTTAACGCCGGCATATCTCGCGGTCTGCTGAAGGGTCGATGCATCAAGTACCGGGTCGCTTGCGTTCCTGACAATAGGCCTCGACGCGTCGAATCCTGCTACAAGGCTGTCCTTGTATTCGTCCGCCAGATCCGGAGCAGAGAGAATCATGTGATCAGACGGGTTCATCATGACGCTCCTCGGTCGAGCTCTCAGCTGAGACGCCGCGCTCTTCATCTGGGCAATGGACAGGGTTCCGCTATCGGCATCGACAACCACGGAGTCGAGGTGAACGGTTGATCTGATCTGGCCAGCGTACGTGGCGTCATCGTCTACAGCGGCGAGGAGCCACGTCAAAACCTTAGCCTCGGAAAGCAGTGCGAGCTGCTTTACTCCGTCGTCCATCTCCTCTCGAATAGGATCGAAATATCCATTTCGAGCGTAGTCCCTCGCGTGTCCGGTAACGGTAACCGGAACGCCGATGAGCTGAAACGTACGAGTGAGTTTGGCGTAAGACGCCTTTCCAGCCGCTGGAATTGAGTCACCCTCGTCGTGATCACCGCCAGCTGTGTTCGCTGCGTATTTAACCTTCTGCTCTATCGTGCTTCCGGATGGCTGCTCCTGCATATTGAGCAGGTTGAGCAATGGCACGGACTGATCAAACGTCGTCAGCAGACCGGGTTCCAGTGCGGCTTTTATTGCCTCGTTTACAGAGGTGCTCGTAGCACCTGCCAAGATTGTCATTTAGACCTCCTAATAATCCTTCCCTTCGAGCACTCGATTGAATATCTCCCTCTGTGCCTCCGGATCGTTTCTTTTTGCACGCTCGCGAAGGGAACCATTTCCACCTGCAACACTACCTCTGCCACCCTGCGCGATTGTCCTCTGTGGCTCACCTGTGCCGACGAGAAGCGCCTTGTTGTCCTCGAGGACCTTGGCAGTGTACTCATCAATGTTGGCATCAGGTGGGCACTCAGCGATTGCCCCTGAGATTGCCAATTTCGGAAGACCGACAAGCCTCTTCTCGAGCTCCCATCGGCGCGCTTGTTCAGCGTGGGATTTCTCGAGCTGTTCACGCTTTGCCTTCTCCTGATCGGCGATCTCCTGCCACTTCCCCTGCTCCTCTAGGCGCTTGCGCTCTGCATCTTCGGCCGCGGCTTTTTGCTTGGCAACAATCTCGTCGCGCTCCCTTCTGAGGCGAACGATTTCATCGGCCATGTGCTTTTTTCCTGGGAAGTCACCCGGATCTTGAGTCGGCGCAGGATCTGTCGCTGGACTATCGGTCGCGCCTGGTGCCGTTGGTTGTGGTTGTGGTGTTGTTGCTGTTGGCTCCTCGCCCTCCGGGGCGAGGAGTCGCCTGTGAATAAACATGCCTTCCTCCGGCTGTAAGGGTGCCACCCTGCGCGATGCGCGCGTCGTCAGGGCTATGGCCCGGCGGCAGATACGGTGCCAGCGATTACCGGGCGATGGTTACGATTTCTTGAGCCTGATATTTCTAGACCCGAGCCCATCCGGGTTCAGGTTGTCGATGAGTTGTCCTGTCGCTTTCCCAATTGGATAAGCAAATCCATACACATTTTTTTTCCATTTTTCATATTGCTCACTGAGGCGTCTATCAAATGGAGGGTTGTTTGTTCGTCCGTAATCAATGCGATCCGTAACCTGCTCCATGTATTTCAGCATGGCTTTTTTAAGCGCAGCTCCTGCCATCTGAGAAGCAAAAGATGATAGCTTTTTACCAAATCCAGATTTGAACCATTCGTTCAAGAGGATCATCCTGTCCTTTACGCCATACCCGACATCCTCTGAAAACTCATTTGAAACCCTGCGTTCGATTTCATTTGCAAATGCTTCTGATATATCTTCCAGATCCTCTTCAGACGGAGTAATGAAATCGCGCTTCTGTGCTCCGTCTCTTATTTTTCCATCTCTATCCAAACCGGCAAGGAACCTAAGAAGCTCGGCATTAGTTGGACCTATACCCTCTCGTTCTATAGAGTTTAACTCCACAGCACCTATTTTGCTTCCAAGCGATGCCAGGGCATCTAGTACCCTAGCCACGACCTCAAGCCCTTCGGTCTCCAGTGTTGGAAAGAACGACATCAGTCAACCGGAATTAACTCGCATCTGCAGTAGTCACCGCCCTCGCATACCCCTGGGCCAGGTAGACCCTTTTTCGCGTGACCTACCAGTGTGTCTATGTCTCCTCCGCGTGACCCACATCTGGCGCATGTAGATTCGTCTCCGTCAGAGATCCAGATGTACTCACGAGCACCACCACTCACAGCATCTACCAGCGACAGCTCTCTGTAGGCTCTCCTCGTCATGGACAGCGCACCGCGGGGATTGTCTAGCCCTACAATGCGAGATACCTCGTCCTTGAAAGCTTCGCTCCCAGGTGGGATGCTTGTCATTCTCTGGACGTATCCAGCGGCAGCAACTTTTGCCTGCTGCCACGGTTCGAGAATCCCGAACCGCTCGAGGTAGGCGTTGAGCTGGGAAACTGACATACCCTTGAGATCTCTGGACTGCGGGAACCGAAACTGCTCAGGAACACCAGATGACCAGTCTATCGTCGGGGCCTCGAGGCGATTGTCGGCGAACCTCCTGGACCGCTCCGCAGGTGTCCTGCGCGCCCTCTGTGGCGCTCCTCTCGTGGCCCGGGCCATCTACACCCTTGTGGATTTCCTTCGCTCAGCGGCAGATCTGAAAGCCGCGTCAGGAACCTTTGCCGCTGATTTCAATTCAGACCTCGACATCTTTTTCGCCGCAGCAATGGTCGGCTCGATATTTTTGTCACGAACTGAAAGCAGCGTACCGATCATCGTCTCGATGAACGCCTGACGCCTCGAGGCAGCAATGATGGCGGTCATTGACGCTGTCCATTCGTCCGACGCCATTCTCTTCTGAATGGGAACCAGCTCGAGCATTCCAATCGTCAACTCAATCGGCGCCCCGAGGTTTGCCCACATCTTATCGTCTCTGTTTTTCGTGCTGGCTATCAGGTCAGCATATCGCGACGTGAACTGCTTATACAGATCCTCGGCGACTCCATCAGCATCCGCGAATCCTTCCGCGATGCGGTCATGCAGATCAGCCATTTTGTCCTCGATAAAAAAGGGCCGGCCGCCTGACTGGGGGAGGAGTACCAGGCGGCCGGTTGGATTGATCCCTTGTATCCAGAATTAATGCATCTGTCAAGAGCGGTGCAGGCGTCAGCAGTTTTCAGGCAATCGAAATCTATCTCCAATCCGAATTGAGATTTCGCCTGACATCTGTCGTAACAGTTCACAATCTCGACCGCTGGACCGAGGAGCTGCTCTACTCCTCGCGAATCCCAGCAATTTGCAGACGCGATCGCGGTACATACTGTCGCACATTGTCCGTCGATATCGGGCAGGATTTCCTGATCTTGTATTGATGCACATGCTTGTGCGATTACGAGTCCGAGTATGGCGCCGACTACGACGCCGAGAATTTGTGTCCTCACTGGTTTTCCTCCTGTTGTTCCGGTTGTTTACTTACTGTTGGTTTGTTCTCGTCGCCCTGTTCAGGTGATATCGAAACAGGATTGAATCCTCCGAATGAAGTCGTGCTTTTCGCATTATCCGGATACCCCGGATCGCGCTCTCTCATCTTCTCGATGAGTTCCTCGGCCTCCGAGTCAGTCTTCAGCCTGTGCCGACACTTGACGGCCATCACCTGGTCGTCGAGGCCCTGATCCAGCGCTTCCTTCTGCGCCTGCAGGTCCTCGAGCTCACTGCCAGGCATGCGCCATTTGCCGGGATCCCACCGCTGCTCAATATCTCCTGTCAGAAGCCCGCGGGCTTCCTTGCGCCCCTGGATCAGCAGTGCGCGCTCAATCTCCCATGCGCGTGTCATTGCATCATCATTGAGTGCGTATCGCTTTGATCGGAACGATGTCAGCGGCGCCGTCTGGATTGCAAGGGCAATCCCAGACCATTCTTTGTTACCCGCCAGGTGTCCTACAATCTGGTAACCGGGGCAATTGAAGCCGAGTCCGGCTTGCTCAGTGATTACGGCCATCACATCAGACGCGTCCTTAGAGTTTGACGCGGGCCACCCAGTTTTCTCGTATGAATCCCGTTCGCCAATTAGAATATTTTCCAGAGACTTCGGTACTCGAATATTACCATCGGCGAGTTTCAGCAGGTTTACGCCTTGCGCGCCGGCGAGAGCGTATCGAAGCACTCGCGACCACCCCATTTCGAGCTCGAGGCATTCCTCGTAAAGGCTCGTGGTGATCGGCGGAAAGTCACTGGTGAAAACGCGGTGACCGCCTCTCCAGAGTACCAGCGGATACTCAGTCGTAACCAACTCGCGCTCTCTGTCTGTACCGTGATGTCTGAGCCACGTCAGCGGGTTGCACCGATCGCTCCCCTCCATGTGCTCATACTCGATGTCGTCACGTTCCTCTCGTGTGTCCCCGTCCGGGATAGGCCAAGGCTCACGAGCTCTGTAGATGACGTATCGCCCCTCTGGTAGATCATCGCAGCAACCAACATAGGCAAGATACTGCTGCTTGTCCGGTGAGCTGTCGTAGTCACCCTTGCTAGACGCCAGCTGGATGATGATTGCGCTCGCGTCGTCTAGATCGCCACTGCGGTAATCGACCCACGATTTCGTCTCATTCCCATCTGCATCCACATAGACGATCTTGCTTCCGTACTTGATCCAGACAGCGCTCGGCGGGAGCGCGTCATATCTGAGCTCATTTCCCTTGTAGTAGATGTGCAGCCAGGCGCTCTCCACCATGCAGCTGATCAAATCCATCTCGGTTGCGTAGCGTTGAAACGAGCCAGCCTGGCGAACCTCGGACATCAGATCTTCGACGTCGTCGACCGTGTCATCAGTCCCCTTGGCTACGAACTGAAATACCGCGTCAGGCTCGGTATGCAGCGTTCCAAGAGTTTGAATGATCCTGATACCGATGCCTGTGTTTATTGCCTCGACGTGGCCGGCATCGATGGCCATCGCCGCGTCATCTCTCAGCCGTAGCTGGCGCCCAATGGCATTTGCATTGAGCGGATTTCCAGATCTGATAGTCCACGCCCACTGGGTCGAACTGTCAGGGTAATTCGCGTCAGGGTTCAACGGCTCCTTTTCGATATAGGTCGCGAATCTCTGCACCATCGCATCGCGCAGCATCTGTACGTCACCGTCGCGATTGAACCACCGTACAGCATCATTGACCGTCGCCCTCCACGCGTCATTCTCTGATTTTTTGAGCGTGCGCAGGGAGTCGCGGACAACATCGCTGTAGCGATTTCGGTACCAGTCTATCATTTATTCTCTACGAAAGCGTCAAATCCGCCTGTGTCATTCAGTCGCAGAATCACAGTATTTGATTCGTCTCCAGTTTTGTATTTTGTAATTCGTGTACAATCCAAAAACCTATCAAATGCATCGACTATTCTGGTTTGCTCAAGAGCAATATTTATAATTCCGATAGATGCATACGTGAAAGCAAGAATTGTATTCTTTATTTTAGTCAAGCCACTTTCCTCTCGAGCTCACCACCAAAACCGCGTATCGGGTGAACGCCGATCATGAGATACATCCACGCATCGCGCATGTGCTCGAGACCAATGGGGTCATCCCCTCCCTTTGGGAGAAACCCTCCGGTATGGGTAGTCTTGTCAAGCCACATGTCCTGCAACAGGACCTCTTTGATTCCTCGAAATCCGTGTGTCTCATCAGCCATGTGTGTGTGCTTGTCTATGCTATAGGACACGCAAAAAATACGATTCATCTTCGCGGAGCACAGCGCCACCTTGGCCGATCTCATCTGCACGTCTTTGTATCGCTGTTGCCCTCTGATGGGCGTGATTGGGCACATCCATCCAAGACTTCGCATCTCCTGAATCGCCGTGCTGCCGTCCGTCTGGTACGCACCGGTGTTTGCGTCCGCACCGAGGTAGATGTGAGCAGGCGGTCCATACATTGCATGTATCTCTCTGACGACTTTCTCCGTGTCGCCGTGGTTGGGTATATACTGGGCGACGGCTACGTCCACATCGGTACCGCCGAAGGACAGAGGATTACCGGGCACCGTCTGTACGAGCAACCATGCACTTCTCGCCCCGAGGTCGCACCCGAGCATGTACGGCAGGGCAGGCGTGTAGGCATGTGGATGCAGATTGCCTTCCGGCCAGCGCTTGACGAGATCTGCATGATCCCAAATCTTGTTTCCCATCGCGACCCATCGCGCGTATACCTCCCGGTCCGCGTACGATGGGTCTACGTTGTCGAGGAAGTCCTCAACCATACTCGCCGGTATATGGCAGTTGTCATACGATGTCGCATGCACAACCGTCGCCCTACCGCGCTCTACGCCTCGCTGTACCACACGCTGATACCATCCGAGCCTCGGTGTTGTCGATACGCCGATCATGAGTCTGTTGGCTCTCGGCTCGCGCACAGAGGCAAACATGGCCTTCCAGCTCTTGTCTGTAGGGTCTACCGCGAGCTCGTCAAAGAATCCGGCCGCGTATGTCTGGCCACGTCCGGCGCCGTCCTTCTTGCTGTTGTAGGCGTCTCGGCCAAGGAGGTCTATCTGAGTCTCGACCTCTCCGTTGTTGTAGAAGATGATGTGGTCGCTCTTGTTTAGCTTCCAGAGCGTGCCCTCCCCCGGCACTGCCTTACGCCATGCAGGGATAAAGCTCTTCTTCAATTCCTTGAGTGTCGGCGCAGACCAAAAGTGCTGAAGCCCTGGGTTGATATTGTGAACGGATTCCCATAGCGCCAGCACTGAGGTCGCAGTCTTGGCAGAGTGTCGACCACCAACGAAATGAGCAACAGCTCGGCGACGGTCCGGTAGCGGCTTTTTCAGCAGATTCAGCAGGTACTGACGCTGTTTCTCGGTCTTGCTATAAACACTCGGGTCCCATGGACTCACCAGACCAGATACGAGCTCGTTGCCGTCCATTCATTGCCGTCTATGCCTGGATGTCATCGTCCAAATCTTGGTTGGTATCAACGTCGGACTCATCGGGGATGATGCCAAAGACAATCTTCGTACCCTTGCTCTTCTGGCCAGACGTGCCTTCCAGATGATCGATCATCTCCTGTGCGGTGTCGATCTGGTGCCGATACGCTCCAGTGTTCTCCGTAGCCCCCATGAGAGCGTCAATGCCAAGCCTGATCGAGTACTCGTCCCTGATCAGGTATTGTATCTCAAGTAGCTCGTCGGAGCTCAGGTGTGCATCTATGCCGCGAAGGAAGAACCGCTGCATCTTGACGATTCGCTCCTGGCGGAGGCCGTCTATCTGTGCGAGAAACGCTCTATTTGTCTTCATATTGGTACGTCGATCGTGTAAAGGCAAGACGAGGATCATCCCGAGCCCCGCCCACAACACCCTAAGATTTTAGGTTAGTGTCCGGAAAATTTCAATCCAAAAAGGTGCGTGTTTTACTTCCCGCCGGAACTGTGCCGCGCTTTGCCTCGCGATGCCACGCCATTGCTATGCAGTAACCTGCGCTACCTCGCCGTTGCGATGCGGTGCTTCACTGCTCATTGCCTTGCCGTTGCTTCTCAGCTCCGTGCTCAGCGCCGCCGTGCTCAGCACAGCCGCCGCCGTGATCCACCAGGCATCGCCGCCGCAGGCTCTCCATCGCAACCTCCTCGAGCAGGAGACAAAGCCGCTCAAGCTTCAAATTTACAATGTAACTTTCAAGCTTGGCGCAGTGATCAAGCAATTCATCCACGCCGATCCCTGGCTACGACACCAAACGCTGACAGCACGCCAGCTGCCACGCCGACCCATTCGGGCCTACAGTAGGCGAGGATGGTTATCGCGGCGGATCCAAAGGCCATCCAGGTGGTTCTTTGTGTGAGCCAGTCTTCAATCTTTGATCTCATGGTCCGAATCCTCAGTGTTGTCCAGGGCGCACTCCTCTAAGCACAAGGTAGCAATTCCAGAATTCAGTGTCAAGGGTTTTTTATAATGGTCACTCATGCGGACCACCTGATCTCGTGTAGGGTTTCGCGCCAGTCGCCAAATAGATTCGATTCAAGTATTATCCCTGAGTACTCTATTCTACCCTTACCCTTCGCGATCCACATCGTATCGTCTTCGTCTTCGTCGACCTCAGGCTTCTCTTCATATAAATAAACAGATCCATCCTCATCGATTGCGTAATATGTCGCCCACTCAGGCATAGGAACCGTAATTAAAAATTCTCTTATGTAGTATTTACTTATAGAAATCATGTTTCACCCCCTATATCTCCCAGGGGTCCCACGGGGTTTTGATTCCACCGTGTTTCCGGGGCCGTCCGAGTTTCTTGCCTGGTGTCGATACGTTCGGAGCTGGCTCGATCTGGGTCCATGAATCATCTGGACCGTCCCAATCCCCCCAAGAAGTTGATGCACACTCTTTTTTCTTCCACATGCTTTTTGGACCGTTGTCATGGACCCATCGGGCATGGACTATTGTCCCGTATTGCGTCTTCCAAATCCCCTCCCACTCGGGGTGGGGACACGGGGTTTGGTCCTGTTTTACTGTATCAGAATATATCGAATCAACCCCAGATGGTTGGCATCGTTCATCGTTTAGCACGTACGGTATTGGCTGGTCGTCTCTATTTCGCCTGACCTCCTCTCGTTCCTTCTTCTCAAGCGTGGCACATGATTCGCAAATTGGAACACTAATCATATTACACACACAATTAGGATGAATAGGTCTATCTGCCCGATGTGTTTCTTTTTCGTCTGACGTTTCGCACCGTTCATCCTGGGCGCAGTCCGGCAGGCGGGCGAGTTGTGGATAGTGCATGAGTGTGCCATCTACAGTAAAATCAATCACAACCAAGTCCAAGTTGCCATATCTTGTAACCAGGACACTGTGAATCTCCCCAAGTTGGGGGTCCCCTATTTCCCGACCAATCACCGCCACCCTGTCGCCTACCTCCAGTTTGTCGCCGGGTTTCAGCGGTTCGAGCAAGTGACAGCATTGCCTGAACCACCAATCATCTCCTCCGGTTATATATTCAGCCCCCGTTCCGGAACACAGAAAGATATGTTCACCATCCTCTTCCTCAGTGTACACCCAGTCACCTTTTTTGATTTCACTCATGATCACTCCTTACTTTGTTTCGTTCCCCGTAGCACACCGCCTCTTCTGGTAAGCTCTCCTGCGTGTGCATATAATATTTTAAAATCCGGTTCGTCAGCATCATTTAAACTTCCCCCTAAGGCTTTAAAAAGTTCGTACGATTCCGTTGATATAACTCCTTGCATGCGTATTAATTGAGCTACGGCGCATAGGTATCCTCTCGAGAAATCAGAATCGCCTCTTCTTTTATTCAAGTCGTCACCTTTTTTTATCTCATTCATCGTCATCCACCTTTCTGAAGTAGTTTCCTCCACACCAGTCCCCTTCCCTCGCAACACGGGCATTGGACGAGATCCTTCCGCTTCGCGATCATGTTTGCAAACTTCTTTCCAGTCGTCTCGTAATTGCATTTGCAGCACCTGAGAACATCTTCATCATGCAGAAGAAGGCAATCATTGTCCGCACCGGTATCATCCGAGAATGTGTCTATGAAGAAATCGCCGTCTTTTTCTCCACATCCCGGACACACAAACTCGGACTCGCTCGGCTGATATTTTGTGTGTGACGCGCCGCATTGTTTTTTTACCATTGCTTTAACTCCTCTATGACTACACAATGCTTGCAATCATGTGGATAAAAATACCTGTCTCCTTCTCTATAAACCAACAATCCATTTCCAAACTTTATCTCATCAGGAAGATCAGTATCTTCAAAAATCGTGTACTCTCCACCTCCAGACCATAATAGGCAAGAGATACGACTATCACCACTGAAAAGATGCAACTCTGGCTTAGATAACAATGCTAACCCTTCAACATAAGGAGTTCTGTCAGGTGCCACAAACCTTACCACTTTCACGTTTTCACTTCCTCTCCCACTCAGGTTTGTAATGATTGAAATTTTTCAACATATCGCGGATTTCCTCCGGGGATGCTGGCCTAGTCTCTATGTCGTCGTCGGCGGCGACCTCTTCTGGTTTTCTCTCCGGGAGTCTCGGGGCGTGGTCGTCGACAACCGCCCTAACCTCGGGGATGGCGCCGATCGTTTTCCGGCGCTCACGCATGATGGTCTCGTACGCCTCACAAAACTGCCTCCGGTCGTACGATGGGGTTAGCGAGCTTTTGACACCAAACAATCCACCAACCATTTTTAGGGCGCGAGACTCTTCGGCGGTCAAATCATGGATGTCGAGGAGACCATCACCACAGGCACTCAGAACGCGCTCCCAGGCCATCCAAGGCGAAGGTGGTGCCAGGGCACCGTCCTGGATGTCCAAAGCCGCCTGGCGTACCTCTCCAGGGCTTGGTGGGTGTCTGAGCTCAGAGAGGAGCTGATAGCCACCGGCGAGCACGCATCGAGCAGGAAGGTCTCTTAGCAGCTGGTACCAGACCTGAACCGTGCCCATTGAGTCGTTGGTCCTGGGACGGACTTCGAATCGCCCCTGAAAGCATTGCTCGATCGCGTCCAGGAGTACGCGCACCGTCCCGTGGTCAGTATTATTGCATGTCTCACTCATTGCCCTGCGACTCCTGTGTACTGCCTTTTCTCTGCTCCGAATCAACCTTCCAGGCACCGTTTACGCGACCATATGTAGATCCGCATCGTGTGCACGTTATCAGTGTAGCTGATATTTCGTACTCTACGTTCCCGCAAAACTCGCACGCCTCATTGTCAATTTTCGCTTTCTTCATTTTTGCCTTCCAAAATCAAGCTGCTGCGGAAAAGAACCGATCGTAAACGGCCCTGGTTCCTTGTCTTCCGTCGGCGGGCACTGTGCCCACAGTGCGTTGCAGCACACGACCTGTCTGCACCCGTCGAGCCAGGCCCAGGTTAGACGGGAACCGCAGATCGGACATCTCGCATTTTCATCGCTCATTCAAAATCCTCCATGCTGCCGACGCCACTCTTGGAACTTGGCCGTTTCCAAGTGCTCTAATGCGGTCCACTCTGTTGGCCACCCCATGAGCCACTCGACCCACATCGGGTTCAGTTGGCCACCAGGGGATGCTTCTCTTGCCAAATTTGTTTTCGGATTCCCATCGCCTCTTTTGGCCCCAAGGCTTCCTTTCGCGTCGCTCGCGATCGGCGTCGGCCAGTGATTTCGTGCTGCCATCTCCTGCAAAGATGGACGATACGGTCCGGCTCTCCCGGACCCTCCACCTTTGTTCCCTCTCCTGCAAACCGTCGGTGTCGGAAACATCTTCGCATATCCGTCCAGCGACATGTGCTTCTTGTCCTTGCTTGGTCCTGTGTTGTTTCGTGGAGTCGGGAACCACGCCTTGCAACACGGCCATTTCGACATTGATGGGAAAAGCTGATTCCCCGTACTCGTCGGTGTAGCCAAGTATCCATATCCTATCACGGATATGGGGCGCTCCGACGTCTGCCGCCGATACACAACACCACCTCGCATCATACCCCATCTCGGCAATGCCACTGAGGACTCCGGTAAGACCTCGCCGAATAAGCATCGGTGAGTTTTCCACGAAGACAAATTTGGGTCGTACTTCACCGACGATTCTTGCCATTTCCCGCCAAAGCCCTGATTCCGGTCCGTCGATACCTTCTCCCTTTCCTGCGCACGATATGTTGGTGCACGGAAACCCTCCCGATACCACATCAACAAGGCCTCGCCATGGGCGTCCGTCAAATGTCTCCACGTCCGACCAAATAGGGAATGGGGCCAGGATACCATCATCTTGTCTCTGCGCCAGAACGGCCGCGCAGTAGACGTCTCGCTCGACGGCGCATACAGTGCGCCAGCCGAGGAGGTGTCCGCCGAGTATTCCACCGCCGGCGCCGGCGAACAATGCGAGCTCTCGTAGGCCCTCTCTAGTGCGTTGCTGATTAGCCAGGTCATTGCTGTCCTCAGAAGAGTCCACGGTCCTCATCCTTCTGGTCCTGCTTGAGAGCCTCTATAGTCCGCCTTCGCATTGCCTCGGCCCTGGTCTCAGGCCTGGGCTCGAAATCGGCTGGAATTGTCTCCCAGTAGCCCTCACGCAGCCATCGGGACAGCGCCACGATGTACGAGCCGTTGTCCCTCTGCCATTTTGGTGATTTTTTCCAGTAGCCGAGGTACTCCTCAGCCTTTACGACCGTCATGCCGGCCGCCTTAGCCGTCTGCCAGCTCTTCCAGTCCTGGGCCTTCCCCCCGAGGCGGTGACTGGGATACTTGGATCTAAACGTCTCAAATTCAACAGAGTAAGACAATCGCGCGCGAGCGCGTTGTTTCTTCTTTGGGGCTACATGAGTATTACTGTATCTACTTTCTTCTGAAAACGTAAGAGTGGGAGCGGGAGCGGGAGTGGGAGCGGGAGTGGGAGTGGGAGTGGGAGCGGGAGTGCGAACTTTTGCATGACGCTTGCATCCGCTTGCATCCGTTTGCATTGCAAAAGATTCCGTTTGCATGCAAGTGTCTGCCGTTTGCATTTCATATGCACTATCTTTTCCCCACCGTTTTTCGGCTGCTTCCCTGCGTAAGTCGCTAATAGTCTTTCCCTTTTTTCTTCTGTCGGCTTCTCGCTTGGCTCTCTTCTGGACATACTCGGGGGCATGGTCAAACAAATCGTGCACCGAATAGATCCCGTCGTCGTCGATATCGATAAACCCGGAACGCGCCAGGCCGCCGCATTTCTCGAGGGCTGCGGTGAGCTCTCCGGCGGCGCCATCCCACTCGCACGCGAGCTCGACATCAGTGGCATCGCCGATACAGGGATCTCCGGACTCATAAGCCGAACACCATAGGAGTTCCAAATATCCAATTACTGCTGGCTTAGGTGCTCCAAGAATAAGGCATAGGCGACGGAACTTGTGGTGGTTTAGCAGGGTGGGTCGCAAAGCAGACCTCTCGAAAAACCACAACCCAACAAACCAGACGAATGATTGTGATGAGAACTCCGCGAGGTCTGCTCACTCGTCTGGCTTATTGGACTGTGGTTGAAAATTCTCATCACACCACAACTATCTCACGTTTCGCTTGGCGTGTCAACCCATCAAGTACCGCGAGATGACATCGATACCCCTTTGCGTTGTGTAGACGACTTTGCATCTGTATCCGTTTTGGCTTGCTATCACTCCAAATCGCCATTGCTCCACGGTCAGCCCGCCTAGTTTATGGTTGCGCCTTTCTGGACTTTTCACCTCGATCCACAGCCCATGTGATACCGGACGGCCAGGTAGGCCTGGCTTGGCCAATAACAAATCCCACACGCCTGCACGGACCCCCTCTCGCTTCAGCATGGCGCCGGTTCGCGCGTCCCTCACGCCTCCGTTCGGAATTGCCAGTAACATCCTGTCCCCATACCGGAGATCATACCAATCGATGATTCCGCACTGTATTAGATGCTCTTCGTTATTTCGCTTCATTCAATACCTCAACGGATTCAAGAACAAACTCATCTTTTACGCCATCTCTTTTCTCATAAATGTCAAACGGATTATCCAGTAGGTTTTCGCCCGACTGGACCATCAGTGTTGCTTTGCAACGTCGACACCGGTAACGGTATCCGACCAAGCGTCCGCTGGCGTCAAAAACCCTCTCCTGATACACGTCAGCCTCCCTGTGGCCATCACCGCATTTCTGTATTTTGCTCATTCCTTAACTCCTCTCCAATGTCGTACGGATCAATCCCGTGGTCCGCGAGCAGCCTGCACATTAGTGCCAATAGTATGGATCGATACCGACATCACTAAGCAATCTGTACATCCTCTGTACGCTGATCCCGATATTTTTTGAGATGTGCGCGACGAGTCCATGACTGGCGATTACCTCCTGCGGAGTGTCTCGTATTTGACTGATTAGATACCCGCGAACTAAATTCATCACTGCACGATCGAGCGCAGTAACCCCTGGCCCACTTGTGAAGATCTGGAAAGATTTACGAGTTGCCATTCTTCTCCTCCTCCTGCATGACGAGCCATGCAAGCTTGTTGAGCGCATCCAGGACAGAATCATGCTCATCTCTGCATCTGTCCAGAGACGCTTTTGCGGCGGTGCGCGCCGCCTCTATTTTAGCCTCACGACAGGTGCAAACAAAATTCAAAACATGTTTGCAGTTGACCACTGCTCCACTGTCCGAAAAGTGGCTACAGTCTACCATTTTTCTCGAAGTGCACAAAAACACTCCAAGTGGGTTAATGACACATTTGTTTTCTGACATTTACTCCTCCTTATTGTTCTCGAACACATCTAGTAAAATACTCGTGATAGCCAGTGGGAACCGTTACCGGTCCGCAAACGATCTGCTCGTACAGGCAGTCGATTACTCTCGTACAGTCCACCAGGTCGTCGAACTCGGCGAACGGTTCGCACCCCACAGGGTGTGAGCACTCGTCGCTCAACGGGTCCTCTGAGCACCCCTGGGTCTGCACAGCCGAGTATGCTCCGAAAGTGCAATCTGTCGCAGCCCTGTAGTACTCATCCTCGGTCGGTATCCTCCATTCATCGCCGAAGTAGTCCGGGCACTTGAGCTCCTCAAAATCCGGTATGTCGGGCTGATCGATGATCAATTCCCACCTGTATGGCCAGTACTGGGCGACGAATGGCTTTGACCAGCACAGTCCGGAGTCGTCGCACACCTCCTCGTAGCTGTCAGGCGTCGCGACATCGAACGTAACGGCCTCCGTCTCTGAACCGATGTAGATCTCACTGTCCGTGTCGTACTCGTCGTATTGAGAGCCAGTTTCACACCCGATCACAAAAACCAAAATTGCAAAAAACCTCATTTCACACCTTCCCTTTCTTTTCTTGACACAATTTCGAACGCGATATATCGCGCCCATATGTCGTAGTCCTCTGCCGTGACGATCAATCCAGTGGACGTCAGTCCATCCAGTGCCTCTACCTCGCCGACATCTCCGTCTACGGCTGCCCTTATCAGGGCCTTTTGATATTCGGTCATCCTGTCCCCCTTGGCTTTACGCCTTGTTATTGTTGTCCTTCGGCGTCCATCGCCGCCCGTCTCCCTCGAGGCGAACGGGGTGGGGGTCGAAGGTCAGTCAAAAAATCCCGCGAATCTATTGGATCCAGCTGCTTCTTTTGCGTCGTAGTGGTCTTTCAACGCGCGCCCGTAAAGATTCCAATAGTGGTCGAATTTTTGTTTCAACCATTCCGGACATCCGGAATAGTCAAAATGCGCAACCCCGAGTTTTGGTCGACGACACCAGCCAAAATTTTGATTACAGAGGTCATCAGGAATTCGAGTCAAAATAAAAACCACAAGCGTACCCGCATTGTCAACGCCAAGGTGGCAAGGTCCATCGACGAAATCACCCTCAGTGATATTTAGGTCTGCTAAATCATCCCATTTTTTCGCAGGCCCACACTTCTCGAGGTGGGCAAAATACTCGCGCAAACGCGGAGTATCTGAATCAGGGTCTATCTCTGCCATGATACCGTCATCGTATATTTTCTCAATTGTCATCTTCCTTCTCCTTGCGCCTGTCGCGCATTGTCGGGCCCCTGATGGCCATTGGTTGCCTTTCGCCCATCGCCGCCCGTCTCCCTCGAGGCGGGCGGAGTGGGGGTCGAAGGTCAACTGATCGCGGTAACCTTGATGGGTCTGCGACGCTCTTCTCTTTCCCGAAGTTTTGCGTACCAATCTTCGAAGCCGACCGTATCGAGCCACCATACGTATTCCAAGATCGGTCCGTTTGTATTTCGCCATAGATCACCGTTTGGTTCTATCTCGCAATGTTTCTTGTTAACACCGAAATCCATCTCTACAGCGCGGCAACGCTCAACTCCCTTAAGAGTCAAAAGGATAATCTTCTGATCCCCTTTGCTTTCGTTTTTCCACTCCACCAAGATGAGAGAGGAATCGCTGTTTTCATCCACGATTCTCGCAAAATCCACATCCTGGTACCGCGCTGAAAAACTGTATTCTTCTTTTTTTTATTGCCTGCCTCCTTTAATAACTCGTTGCGGACACGACGGCCCACAAGGTTTTCCGTCTAGATGTACCCCTCCCCCTCGAGCATAGTATCTTCCACGTGGAAAAGACTCTAGCGCGTCATGATCTGACTCGTTCACCCTTTCAGTGTCAGTCATTCTTAGATGAATGATCGCATTATTGACGACTTCTATTGGTACATTCATAGAGGATGCAATATTTCGAATTTCTATTGCATTCGAAGCTGAAATATTCCAATTTCCATCACTTAATATATAATGGGATCCAGAGCTAGAGCGTGCTTGTGGCCCCACAAATTCTTTTACAAGATCGCATGCTATATAAAAAATACGATCGTCATCTGTACTCAAATGTACAAACCATCCCCCTGATTCTCGAGTTACAAGATGACCAAATTGGTCATACCATTTTTCGTCAATTTTTTCAGGGAGAATATCTCCCCACGTTTCCCCTATTACGCAATCTTCGATGAAAACTGGCAATGGACCAATTTTAATTTCACGGGCGCCGCTAACTTCTTTACACATGACATCTCCTCCTTTAACTGTTTATTCTCGTACGCTATCTCTGATAGTAAACACTCCCTTTCGTAGGAAAGGCGCACCGAGTTACGAGCATTTTGCTCTGATTTATACCCTGCATGCCAATACAAACGAGCTTGGGACAATTCCTTTTCCGCATGATCTTTAAAGACCATGTACTCGCGCCTTACGCGAGAATTTTCTTTTTTAAGTAATCTGATTTCATTTTCATTTTGTTGCTTGTCGTAGAATAATCGCGACAACGTCTCAGACAGTTTTTCTACATTCTCCTGAGAGGTAAGGAGCTTGTCGTTAATGTTTTTAATCTCAATCACAAGATCATCTACAATTGACATTGCATCTTCTAAATATTTTGAGACGCTATTTATAACACCTATTTCAAGAAATTCTCTCGCTAAGGCAAGAGAATTATGAAGTTTGTTAATCATTACACTTCTCCTTCTTTCGGCGCCAATCGCCGCCCGTCATTGTTAGTCCTCGAGGGTTCCGAGTTTGAGTACCTCGTCCAATGACAACAATGTGGTTGACATGTCCTCCCCTATCCGGGCACACGCAAGAGGCATACTACAGGAGTTATTATAGCTCCCGCCCCATTGACCTTTGTTGGCGTAGTCCTCCAGAATCTGGGGTACGTTGATCCTACAGGGATTGTCCGGATAAATTTTTTGGGACCGATAGTATTCGTCTCCATTTGCAGCACTGAAAAGCCAACGTCTGTATACCTCCCCAGGTTTCGCTGCCTGATAGTCATAGTCATCTATTCTATATGTTGCCATCTTCATCCTCTCCTTTGCGCCTATCGCGCGTTTGTCCGGCCCCTGTTGGCCCGCGGTTGCCTTTCGCCCATCGCCGCCCGCCTATAGAGGCGGGCGGAGTGGAGGTCGAAAAACTATTCGTATCGGATCTCACCCGCGTGCAAAAACACCCCCTGGGGCGGCTCCAGCCAAGCATCCAGGACCCGGGCAGCTTTGGCGATACCGGTGCATTTGACGCGCCACCGGCTAACAGTCCATTTATTCGCGCCGCGTTTTTCCACGGGGATGCCGTTGATTACGACGGAACCCATCGCCATTTCCCTGAGGGCCGCTTTGATGTCTTTTGTTTCAATGTTCATCTTCAACTCCTTGCGCCTGTCGCGCAGTGCCGGCCCCCTGTTGGCCATCGGTTGCCTTTCGGCGCCCATCGCCGCCCGCCTCCCTCGAGGCGGGCGGAGTGGGGGTCGAAGGTCAGTCGAGGTCATCGGACGGTATACGCACCGCCCATGGTCCGTTATGGTCCCGAATCACAATGAGGTCATCACCATCGCTGCATAGTACCTGTCCGGTGCAGTCGACCTCGAGATGCGTGTACCCCTCGGCCTCGGCGGCCTCCTCGCACGTCATTCCGTCGTTTCCGACGGCAAACCCATCACCCGCGTCGTTGCCGATTCCCCATGCTCTGATGTATTCGTTGCTGATCATCTCATTCTCCTTTGCTTTGCCTCGCGGCTTCATACCCCTAAGCAGTGCAATTGCCATGCCTGATAATCACGCGTGATAAAATAAAATAAAGTGTAATGATTTCATTAACTTATGGTTGCGACAGGATTTCGATTTCATAATAATACAGTAAAGATGAAATCAGTATTTCACAATTGAATACGGTTGCTTGCTTATTGTCAATCTAAACATGTGAAATATATATGCTTTTACATTGTTTCAAAATTACAATTAGATTTTTCAATGATGAAAACTAAATTGTAGTTATTCTGAATTTCTAAACCATTAAAACACTGAACAAAATTCAACCAATATTGTTTGTGTAATAAAATCAGCAAGTTGAAAAAACGCTTTGAGTCTGGCACGGGCATTGCAAATTGGCAATACCGAACGGTTGAAGCGGAATGGCAGAAACAAAAAATGTTTGGGATGCAACGAATTTGGTCAGCTTTTTTCTCATCGGTACTCAACAATCCTGTCGAGGCCGAAACACCAGCCATCTCCATTTCAGCCACCCGAGCAATCGGGGGAGAGCTGCGGCGGCGCCACGCATGGGTGGAGCTCACCGGGAGGCGCGCGTATAACCGACACGTCTGCGTCATGGGTTCGAATCCCCACGGCTCTTCTGGCAAGCGGAGCCACAATCCGCCGAATGGGTGAGTGTTAAATTGTGCGCGCGAGGCCCTGCGGGAGCTGTGGACAGGGTGAGAAACTGCGAAACAGCCCGCCTCAAGCCTGCCAACCACGATGTGGGGATTCACCGGGTTCGAGCCCCGGGGGCAGGCCAACCGTTGGTCTGGCCGGAGAGATCGCGTCAACCCGGCTGGTCCTGATCAGCCCTCGGGTGGGGTATCACCCGGCGCGGCACCCCGCACGAGATCGCGAGATACTCCCAGGGTGCCTGTTTCGGCCGAGGAGATCGCGTCAAATCGGTCGATCTGCCACCAGTCCTTACTGGCGAGCGGGTGGAAAGCCCGTGGAATACCGCAGCTTCGGGCGGTGGGGCTCTTAATGGTTGTGTCCTCCGGAGTAAGGAACCATCAAGCGGGTGAGAAGCCCGCGTATTGAGATGGTGGTGTACGAGGAAGGAGAATCCGATGGAAAAGATGACGAGAATCAAGGCAATCAAGACCTTTTTTGAGGCCAGTGGCGGACGGAAGGTGAGCATGCAGGAGATGAAGAAGCTCACAGATGAAGACAAGGACGAACTCGGTAAGCTCGCCTGCAACGAGCTTGGAGCGGAACTGGTATCCTCAAAGTAGACAGAGCCTCCGGGTTGATCACCTCAACCCGGTCGATCCGCGCCAGCGGTGTGATCAGCTGGACCGCCGGCAGGTAAGAGCCGGTGACCCGTGGAAATGGGGTTTTGAGGTTCCCGAGCCGAAGCCGTGGAAGAAGCAGAATCGTTAATTTAATACAACTCGTCCTTCGCCTCGGTGGTCTGTCCTCCGTCCAGTGGATTGGCCATCGAGATGGCGGATGATATTGGAGAAGAGATGGATTTAAAGCCTGTATACTGCTGGTTCAAGGAGTATCGAAAATCGAAATGGACAATTGCAAAAGTGCATGATGGGTGGATTCACAATTGCTATTCAACTTTTGGAGATTCATCACTTAAACCACTGCGATGTACCGAAGACTGGCAGTGGGGAGATCGCATAGGTACACCAGATGACCAGTCATCTAACAAGATCAAGAGCGAACGTGAAGATGTTGAGCGAGAGCTTCTGTCATTATCGGATATTGACGATGGGTATTGTCTATGAATCAAATGATGAAAATTGACAAACCGATGTACGACTGGCTTTGCTTGGCCATGAATTCAGAACATCTACATTTAAACGTAATCCATGTGTGCGATGGTGCCGTGTGGTCAACTGATGGAATTAGGCTGCATTGCATTGGTGACACAAAAAAAATATGGCCAATATCGGTTTCATATATCCCAACTGGATATAAGAAGTTCACCAATAAAATAAAAGATGAAATTGAATGTGAGCTTTCCCCCACTGATTTATATGTATCTCCAGATCCATCTTCGCTTTTCGGCTTTGATGTTCACGCAGAATTTGAGCTCGGTGGAGAGCTGCTTAAGAATATCCACAGCATATCAAATTTCGCCCGTGAAATTGATTTTGTAATTTCCTCAGGGAGCGTCAGGGCAATGTGCGACCTGCCTATATATGGTATGGTATCCGCGGTAATAGGCTACGGGACTGGCGATAGTAGGGCACTTGTAAATACTAGATACCTATTGGACGCTGTATCGCTTTCGGACGCCTCCTATATCGGAGGCGGAGTCGTATCACTCGGGGAATTCACGACAAATATTCAGGACTATAAGCCGGTGAAGGTATCGTCAGAATACAAGGGCGTTCAAACCACTGCGCTTGTTGCGCAGATTCTTATACGGGAGGATCAGTAATGGGTACAATACCGAATACGACGAGAACAAATATACATGGGTTTTATCCAGATGATCCAAGACTCATCGTGGTAACGGATCCAAACGATCCTGATTACGATCCGAGGGTTGAGATACCCGTGACCCGTGAATTGATAAATTCCATTATCGATTCTGGGATACACCATCCTCCTGTCGCAAAGAAACGCGGTGAAAATTACGTCGTTGTTATGGGCAAGCACCGGGTTATGGCTGCGCGTATAGCAGCCGAAGAACACCCGGAACTGAACCTGAAAATACTTGTCCGCGTAATGACGCTGAAGCCGTGGGAGTCAATCAGAAACAGGGTGATAGAAAACGAAATCAGAACCGACAGTACTCCGTTGATGAGGGCATATGAGGCTAAGCGTATGTTGGAGATGGGCGCAGACGAAGAGATGGTATCTCGAGCGTTTGGCGCTTCGTTCTCAACGATCAAAAACTGGATATCGGCGTACGAAAAAGCGCACGAAACGGTGATCAAGGCCGAGAACGAATGCAAGATCTCATTCGGTCAGGCACAGAAAATATCTCGCCACAAATCGGAGTACCAGGAAGCCCAACTCAAAAAAGCCCTCGAGAAAGGCGGTCGTCAGAAGCCGGGTCCAAAGCCTGGACCGCGGAAGCGGAGAATCAGCATCGTTGCCACGCGAGATCCCGAATCGGACGTTGACGACATCCAGGTGACAATATCGAAGTGCACCACAGATGAGTTACGCGCTATCGTCACGCGCATCGAAAGACAGATCCAATCACTGGAGGCTCCGGTACAATGACAAAAAAGATAGAAAAGTGCAGAGAGTGTAGATTTTGGCGTGATGCAAATTCCGATTTGACCTGTGGTGCGCCCCAGTGTTTTGTTGATCCAGAACCACACTATAGATCAGGAGACTGGCCAATATGTCTGTACATTGAAGATGAACAGAGCGACGATGGTATTGAGGTCACGTTACCGGATGGAACTTGGTGTCGGGGTCCACAGGTATGACTAAAGCATACGATCAAATAGACGCCCTGAACTGGTCAACACTGAAGCTCATGGAGAACACTCCAGCCAGGGCGAGGCACCTGTTTGATCATCCAAAGGAGATCAGGGACAAAGCCGCGTACGTCTCCGGACGGGCTGTCCACTGCAAGATCCTTGAGCCTGCTCGATTTGACGCCGAGTATATTTTCCAACCCAACTTTGGAGACGGCCGCACCAAGGATGCGAAGAAAGATAAGGCAGCGTGGCTTCTGTCGATACCGGACGGAGCTCAGGTAATATCCGAGGCAGATTTCCGGATGGCCGAAAGGTGCGCCGACTATGCCAGCAACGACGACGAGTTGCGGTCCATTTTCACCGGCGGCGAATATGAGAAAATCGTCACATGGGAAACCGCTGGACTGAAATGTAAGGGTCGAGTTGACTTTTTAAAGGACCGCATCGTCGATCTGAAGATGACGCGACACGACTCAGTCGATGCGATCCTGCGAGACGCTGAGAAATACAACTACCATGGCCAGGTCGCGTGGTACCATGATGGCTGCGTGAGGGCCGGGCTGATAAGCGGCGAAGTGCTGCCGCTGCTCGTGTTTATCCACGCGTCTCATGGTAGTAGCTTCGTCGACAAGCTAGTCCTCGACATGGTCAACGGGACCTACGAAGATGGCCAGAGAAAATACAAAAAATACCTGAGTCGGTACATGGACTGCACTGAGGCCGGATGGTGGCCCGGTATGTGCTCGACTCGGATGTTTTGGGTTTTGTCCGAGTGGAAGATAAATAAGGATCTGGATGAATGATACACGATCACGAATATAACATAGGTGATGAGCTTTACTTTTTCGACGGACGCGCTTGTACATTCAAGCGCGTCAAAATAATGAATAAACATAAAGATCTAGATAACTACCTTTTTATAGGCGCCAATGGTGATGAACACTGGACCCATAGATATTACCTATATGATACGAAAGATTTTGTGAAAGAAGAAATTGAGAGACACATAGAATTATTGAGAGATCTCATGTTGAAACTTGAGTCAAGGGAATAAGTGATATGACTGACACACACATCGTCAAAGCGCCAGAGGTGGCAATAGAAGCCGACAAGATGCATCCGATGGTCGTTGCAGCCATGCGCGGTGGCGGGCTTGACACACAGTCCCTGCGAGAGCTTATGGAGCTCCAAAGGGAGTGGCAGCGTGACAATGCTCGAGCAGCGTACACCCGGAGCATAGTGCAGTTGAAAAGCAAACTCCCATCTGTTCTCGAAAAAGACAAGCCGGTGAGATATCCGAACAAGAACTCGCCGGGTATTACGAGTTACAGATTCACGACCTTGTCGTATGCCATGGAGGTCGTAACTCCGTATTTAAATGAGTATGGGTTTTCGCTCATCTGGATACCGACAACCAGCGACGGGATGGTCAGAGTGACATGTCGGCTCACCCATATAGACGGGCATTACGAGGAAACCACGATGTCGGCCCCGCCAGACAGCTCGGGCAGGAAGAATCCAATACAGGCCATAGGTAGCACACAGAGTTACCTCGAGCGGTACACGGCACTTGCCCTGCTCGGAATCGCCACCAAGGACATGCCCGATGCGGACGATCCACCAATTCCACCAGAGGACACTGTAGACACGGAGCGAAACCTCAACGCGATAGCCCGACTCAGAAAAAAGGGCATATCGGTCAAAGAGGCGGAGGCGTACGTCAGAAAACCCGCCAAAGACTGGACAACCAAAGACCTCGAGATGCTGTGGTCATGGCAGCAATCTTTGGATTCGCATCCAGTCGCGAATCCAGATCCAAAGGTGGAATCTGCCGAACTCCTGAAGCAGGTTTACGAGTTGGCGGAGAGCGCGTGGGGAGACGAATGGGGCGATCGTATAGCCGTCATCTGCGATGAATCGGGGTTCCGTTTGGACAAGGCTACGGACGAACAGAAACAATACCTGATAGGCAAGCTTAGCGGTTTGCCTCTAAGGCAGATAAAATGACGTGGACTTCTCCACGCGGTCCTCGGAAGAGGCAGAGTGGCCCATGGGTGAACGAAAAATAGAGAAAGAAGCGCGTTGTCCAAAGTGTGGTACCTGGTCACCAGTAACCGATACTATCCCAACATTTTGTTATGCGTTGTGGGAATGGACAGAAAACAACGGCGCCGATTGCCCGCGATGCGGATACGTGACCATGTTCGAGAGCGAATGTGAATTCAGACAGATCATTAGGGCATGATGACACTTTCGGAATGGATTGAATATCTTCTGCTCGTAAACTCAGACATGGAGTCCGAATCCAATCGGCGATTCGTGGACCAGTGGCTTGAATCGGAACTCATGGCGCGAGGATTCAAGCAGGATGACATTCGCGTTGAGTTCGAAAAGAGAGGATTGGAATGACACCAAACGAACACAACATATTCGGACAGCTGTGCCTCGGTATCGTCGATCCAGATGTGCGTGCGAGAATACACAGGGTGATGGGTCACGGTGAGAAGAGGCACGGAAGCAAGCCACTCCAGAGCGCAGACAAGCAGCTTGCAAGCGCGCGTAAGCACCTTACGTTTCCGGATATGATTGATGTCGATAGCGGGCTTCCAAACCGCGATCACGCCCTGGCAAGGGCAATGCTTGCGATGGTCAAGATGATACAGGATATAAGCAATGAGTCATCAGAAAAGAATCGATGAGCTCAAGTATCGCATTGAAGTATGCGGAGCGCAGCTACTTGAGCTTGAGGACAATGTGATCCGGCTAAAGCGACTCATGGCCATTGCCATCGCTGAAAAAAATGAGCTTGAGCTCGCCGCGAAGGGCGATGCGTCAACGGTGAAATGATAATATGATAACGCCAGAGCAGAGAAAAGAATTGGACGAGATCATCAAAGATGATCCGAGATACTGGGAGTTGAGTTTTGAGATACCGGATGGTGTTTCACACAAGGAGATCTTCTACGGCACAGAGGATGATGCCGTGGACAAACTCAACGATCTCCTCGAGGAGCACGGTATAAAGCTGAGAGTTTTCCCAGCAGAGGAGCCAGAGTGGGCATAGAATCTACAGCGTTTCGAATTTTAATTGTGATGAAGCAATTCATTCGTCTCGATGGTGTTATCTGGACTCGCCACATGATCGCCGAGTCAATCCGCGAGGATGTCAAAGACGTTCGACTCGCCCTCGGATTTCTCGAGCGACGCGGCTTCGTATCGTCGGTAAAATCTGATTACAACGGAGAGATCTGTGTTGAGTACGACATCACGTCTGAAGGAAAGCAGGCCGTCGACGACGCGAGAACCAATCCGAAAATATCGTCGAACGAGTCGGAATGGATTCGGCGCGCGAGAAGTGGATTCAACACTGCGAGAAACCAATCGTCTCTGTCTCGCGTTGCGATACCGACGTCAAATGGTGTTGAACGTGAGGACGAGATGTCCATTGAGGACTATCTTGACAAGCTCAGATCTCAGGAAGAATGGCCCGGGTGGACTGGATGGAAGGGCAGTAGACCGAGGCCAATCAAATAAGCAAAACAAGCTCAGATCCGAGGAGGCTTGGGCCAAGGATCTTGATAATAAAAAATTCGAAAGGAGATGAAGAATCATGATGAATCCAGAGACAAACCGGTTTGAACCCGTTGAAGAAGTGAAGGTAGAAAATCATCCTGTACAAACACAACACTTCATTCGGCAGGACGGAACACCGGTCCCACTGCAAAACCCTGTA